ATTCGCCATATCCTCCTGTTGGGGGACGTTATAATGGACCATTTTCGAACCAAGGGCATATTGGACTAAAAAAGAAAAGGAATAAAAATGCAAATTAGATTAATTAGTTACAGTCAACCGTCAATTGAAATGTTAGATTTTGGTATCGAAGACCTAGGAGATTTAGTTGCATTTTGTGCAAGAGTATCAAATCCGTCTAATCAATACAATACTGAGACATCAGAAAAATTAATCGAGTATCTCATTAAACACCAGCATTGGTCTCCGATGGAGTTAGCATCATTATGTCTAGAAGTTACCACCACTAGAGACATTGCCCGTCAAATGTTACGACACCGTTCATTTTCATTCAGTGAATTCAGTCAGCGTTATGCAGATCCAACCAAGGATCTAGACTTTGTTATTCGTGAGGCAAGGTTACAGGACACCAAGAATAGACAGAACAGTATTGAGTTAGACCCAGAGAATGATGGTCAAACAATCATGGCAGGTGCCTGGAGAAACAAACAGCAACAACTGATTGACCTTGCCAAGGAAACATATCAGTGGGCAATAGATAATGGTATAGCAAAGGAGCAGGCAAGGGCAGTATTGCCCGAGGGTCTTACAGTGTCCCGACTATATATGAACGGTACACTGAGATCGTGGATCCACTATCTGCAAGTTAGAAGTGCAAATGGAACTCAGAAAGAACACATTGAAATAGCAATAGAATGCGCCAAAGTTATTGCCGTGGTATTTCCCATGGCAACAGAATTTACATTAGGATAGATTATGGCAGTGAAGATGATGACACCAACGGAAAGTTTCGTTGTGCACTATCCTGAGGCAATCAAATTTGCCACGGAGCAATTGAAGATATTTTGGTTACCGGATGAGATCAAGGTTGAGAAAGATGTACAGGACATCCTGGTGAATATGACACCCGCTGAAAAGCACGGAGTAATAACCACACTGAAACTATTTTCATTGTATGAGTTATTTGCTGGCAGCGAATACTGGGGTGGTAGGTTTGCCAAGACATTTCCCAGACCAGAATTAGCAAGGATGGGCAGTGTATTCTCAATGATGGAATTGGCAGTGCATGCTCCATTTTACAATAAGATAAACGAAGCACTGCATTTGAACACAGATGAATTCTATCAAGAGTATATCAATGATGAAACTCTGAAGGGTAGAATGGAGTTCATCGATAAGATTATATCCGACAAAGACCCATTGATAAGTCTAGGTGCATTCTCAATGGTGGAAGGTGCCATTCTATATTCATCATTCGCATTCCTCAAGCATTTCCAGAGTCAAGGTAAAAACAAACTATTGAATATTGTACGGGGTATTAATTTCTCCGTGAAGGATGAGAACATCCACAGTATGGGTGGTGCCTGGGCATTCAGAACATTGAAGGATGAATATAAGTTATCAGTGGAAAAGGAAACCAAGTTATCAGAGTCACTGGTGGAACTGGCAAAGACATTATACGAACACGAGTGCAGGATTATTGATATGATATTTGAGAAGGGTAACATTGAAGGTATCTCTGCCAAACAGATGACTCACTTTGTTCAGTCCCGTATCAATGAATGCCTGAAGCAACTTGGTTATCCAAAAATGTTTGAAGTGAAATACAACCCGATCAGCGATTGGTTCTATGATGGTATATCTGGATTCCAATTCAATGATTTCTTCAGTGGTGTGGGATCTCAGTATAACCGTGAATGGGACAGTGATGGATTTGTTTGGAGTGAATACAATAAAGGTAAAGTAAATGTCTGATTCCCTATACGAGAAAATATCTGTACGTCGTAAAGAGTTACAGGAAAAGGGATTGCTGCCACTCTGGTATTCCAGTGCCGGTCTACAGTTGTTTGAGGAGCGTTACGAATACGACACAACTGAATCTGTGCGTGGTCAATTCAAACGCATAGCACGAACTGCCGCTGGATATCTAAAGAGTATCAGTCTAGAGACAGAGGCAGAGGAAAGGTTTTTTGATATGCTGTGGAAGGGTTGGTTGTCTCCATCAACGCCAGTGTTGGCAAATATGGGAACAAATCGTGGACTGCCAGTATCATGTTCCGGTGCATATATCCAAGACTCCATTGACAGTTTCTATTCAGTGCGTCATGAGACAGCATTACTGACCAAGCATGGTTTCGGTACATCTGCATACCTCGGTGACATTCGACCAAGAGGTACTCCAATATCAGTGGGTGGTAAAGCATCCGGTGTAGTTCCATTGTTCAAGGGATTTGTACAGGACATGCGGGATGTGGCACAGGGCACTGCTCGTCGTGGTGCATGGGCAGGTTACTTACCAATTGATCATGGCGACTTTGATGAGTTGATTGATTTCATTCACTCTGAGTCAGATGATGCCAATGTCGGTTGGATCATCACAGATGCATTCATAGCAAAGTTGAACAATGGTGACACAGATTCAGTTAGACGTTACCAGAAAGCAATGAAAGTAAAAATGGTAACTGGCAAAGGTTATTTCCTATTCATTGATAAGGCAAATCGTCACCGTCCAGAGTGCTACAAGAAACATGACCTCACAATAAAGAATTCAAATCTCTGCTTAGTTGGTGATAGCATTATCATCATAAAAGAGTCCGAAATATCGAACGAAATATATATTAGATTGGATGAATTTGTCGACAAATACCAATTTGGGTACTATACAAATCCGTTGGTGAAGTCATATAAAGACAACAAAATAGTTTGGTCAGTTATAACTGATGCCGGAAAAACAGCAGATGTCGAAGAATTATATGAAATTGAATCTCCCAATGGTAAAATCATCAGATGCACTGCAAATCACAAGATATTTACAACAAATAGGGGATACGTAGAAGCAAAGAATTTAGTGGAGACTGACACTGTATTGGAGGGATCTTGGGTCTTGTAGGAATTTCAAAATCGAGAAAAGGAACAATGCCAGTCAAGGATGCAATAACCGGAATTATGATGGGATCAGTTTCCACCAAACATCCGAAGGTGTTATCTGGAGAGTGGGTGCACCACTCGAAAGGAAGGGTAGTTCCAGATAATGAAATGGGTGTTGGGACTCAATATTATGGAGTGGGCACAGCAAATAATAACTACAAAGAAATGACGACGGAAAGACGGGATCGAGTATTACGCCTTGTGCAAAATAGTATAGTTGATGGAAAGTATTTGAAAATTTCACTATTGCAAACTAATATGAAAAAGGAATTTACGGAGTTCAACCTGATTAGTTTAGCGTGGATAAAAAATAATTTTGTCAATTATATTGAATTAGTAAATGAAAGCAATTTGATGTTTTCCACTAACTATGCATATAATCCCCATTATAGATCTCAGTCACAAAAAAAAGGTAGTTCTGATCGCGCCAAATTACAAAATCGTAACAAAAAATCATAATGGAAAATGTATAATGATAAAGATTAGAAAGGTGATAGTTGATTCTACTCCAGTATATGATCTGACTGTACCGGAAACAGAATCATTTTTTGCAAATGATATATTAGTACATAATTGTTCTGAGATTATGCTTGCCAATGATGCTGATCATACTTACACTTGTGTTCTGTCGAGTATGAATCTTGCCAAGTACGATGAGTGGGAAGGCACTGATGCTGTATATTGGGCAACGATATTTTTAGATTGCGTGGCAGAGGACTTCATTACCAAGGCAAAGCATATTCACGGACTTGAGAATGCAGTGAGGTTCACTGAGAAGGGCAGAGCACTTGGATTGGGTGCATGCGGATTACACACCTACTTCCAGGACCATATGATTCCATTCGAGGGATTTGATGCGCACCTGATCAATCACGAGATGTTCTCATTTATGAATGATGAAAGTCTACGAGCAAGTAAATTCCTCGCAGAGAAACTTGGTGAACCAGAATGGTGTACTGGGTTTGGTATTCGCAACACACATAGGATTGCCGTGGCACCTACCAAGTCCACTGCACTTTTGATGGGTGGGGTATCAGAGGGTATCAATCCTGATCCAGCAATGAGTTACACACAGTTGACTGCTGGCGGTGAAATGGAACGTATCAACCCACCCTTACTTGCGCTGATGAAAAAGAAAGGAGTGTATACCAAGGCAAATATCAAGGAAGTTAAAGAGGCACTTGGATCTGTGCAAAAGGTTGATTGGTTAACTGATGAAGAAAAGCGAGTATTCAGAACTGCCTTTGAGATTAACCAAGAGTCAATACTACGACTTGCCGGCACCAGAGGGAAATATATAGATCAGTGGCAGTCATTGAATCTGTTTTTCTCTGCGGACGAGGATGAGGCATGGATCAGTCATATCCATAAAATGGCATTTGAGGATGAGAAGATTTTAGCACTGTACTATATATACAGTCAAGCAGGTGTTCAGGCAGCAAAGACAGAGTGTCTGGCGTGCAGTTGATACCATAATATAAAGGAAAATGAGATGAAGAAGACGATGCTATTCGAATGCCCAGATTGTGGCGCATATGGTAAGATTACACTAATGTCCACAGACCATAGTATAAACGATATAACAGTGTGTCCGGTATGTGCTGCCGATATCACCAATGTCGATGAGGATGCCGAAGACGAATAAATAGTCTTCATGACATGGAATAGTCTACTTTCATTTTACAATTATCAAAGTGATGTCGCGTCATATTACCTCCACGACCCACTAGACCACAATGTGGACATTCAACTTCTGGAGCAGGATTTTTTTGCTTTCCGTGAGGTCCAGAGGGATTTTGTTGCTTTCCAGTAGGTCCACGAGGGGCGCGATCTCCGGAGGGATTTTGTTGCTTTCCTCTAGGACCAGTTGGAATGCCTTTCTTTCCGTTAGGTCCACGAGGTCCATGAGGATTTTGTTGCTTTCCACGAGGACCATTAGGAGCACCATCCAGACCATTTTCTGGTTCTATGTTCGCCCAGTCTTTTGATTCGACTATATTATTATATCTTGAGAATGCTAGAGCAAATTCAGATATGGCAATGGAGTTTGTAAAAGGTCCAAATACGTTGGTAGTTATTACGTATTTTCTACCATGCTTCTTGAGGTGCCGTGACCAATGTACACCAGATCCCTTGTATTTGAGTGGGTCTTGGGTGGTTTTACCGAAATACTTGAGACCTGTTACTGGATGTTGTTTGATGTATAGATAGGTTGATGGAATTATATAAGTAGTCATGCTGACTCTCCTTGGTAGGGTTAGGGGTCTTGGATGTTAGTTGCATCGCGAAGACCATAATTAATTTGACTTAATACCTAGTTCTAGGTATACTATTATTTATAAGAATCGAAAATTGGGATGTGGACATACGAAAGCACTATAATTGAGACTTTGCCGGAAGACTGTGTTGGGTTTGTTTATTGCATAACCAACACAGAAACAGGTAGAAGATACATTGGCAAGAAGTTGAGTAAATTTCAGAAAACTAAATATAAAATGGTCACTCTGAAAAGTGGGATCAAGAAAAGGAAAAAGATAAAGTCAAAGGTTGATTCTGATTGGATGGAATACTATGGATCCAGTCTTG